CGCTACGGCGCGCATTCGCGACGCCGTACCGACACACTATAATTATTGCCCCGGCAAGCCGGGTGTCTACACGCCCAAACAGGTCGTGGCGCCCACGGGGCGCACGCCTGCTTTGGTCATGTAGCCGGGCGCCCGTGAGGCGCTGCGATGCCCCTATGGGGAAACCCGGCGGGGCCGGGTAAAAGGAGATATGATCGGCTGGGTGAAAATAGATATAATGTACTTACTAAGTTTTATAGTAAGTACCCTTTGATAAGATTCTAAACTACGCTGCTACACGTTTTCGTATGAGTTATAGTTAAAGCCCAAACTAATACTGGAAATGGCTACGCAGATACGATTATTTTTTACGAGCATCAAAGAGTCGTTCCATGTGTTCACGATACTCTTTATCTGAGAGATGCTTGAGATTAAGTTGTTCTTGTTCAGGTTCGGAATCTGAGTCTGAGAGATCGATAATTGCTTTAGAAGTAGACATAATAGGAAGAGGAACCTTGAACTTGCGTCCGCTACCACCAATACGAATGCCGCGAATAGGAGCTTGACGTTGGTGTTGCGCAAGAGAACGAGCTTTCAATGCAGAAAGATTTTGAATTGAGAAATAACCAGGAAAATAATAATCAGCAGTTGCTGCATCTATTTGAGTAACCTCAATAGAAGTATTAAATATAATAGTAGACGAAGAAGCTGCCGCAGAGTAATTGTAAATTAATTCTTCGTTGGTATTTTGAACATTAGCTCCCCCGGAATACGAACTAGTACCAATAGATTTAGAAATCCATGCATTACCGACAACAACGTCAGTACCTGAGAAATAAGTACCAGACTCTAAAACTTGAACAACTTGTAAACATTGAGATGCCTGAGAAGTAGAGGATGTTGCAGAGAAATTTGATTCAATACTAAGAGCATCAGATATGAGTACAGAAGTACCAGCAGAACCGTACATAAGACCAATATTAGATGGAGTATCACCCGAACCAATAGGTTGAGGCGCTGCAATATCATTGTTAGACCATGTAGGAGAAGCAATAGGGGTTACGGTAAACTCCATATTTTGAAGAATAAGATAAAAACCAATAGATGGAAACACTAATGTAATTCCTGGAGTTCGATTAGAAGGAGAACCATCCCATGCTATATCTCCAGAATACTGGACATCGCCAGAACCGAATACATACGATAATTGTGTTTCACTATTTGGAGCAATAGGTGTAGAAAAATCTGCAAGATCAATAGCAGAATAATATGAAAACACATTAGACTGAATAACAGGTTCAAGACGTTGATCATAGAAAGTACAAGAATAATTTATGTAAAGTTGACCGATAACTGAACCTGCAGGAGTAGCCGTAGTAAGATCAAGACCTGATAATGCAACAAAAATGTTGGCAGAATCATAAAGCTTAATATCTTCATTAGGCTGAAGAGACCCATATCGTACGAAAAGCTTCTTATCATTAGCTTTACACATCTTACGATTGGTAGGGAAAGAAGTCTGAGACCAAATGTTAGCTGAAACAGCACCTACATAGGTCATCAACTGAGAAGGATTGCCAGGAGGAGACTCGTTACAATTAATATCGTTGGCAATAAAAATAGTTCCAGGAGTAGACGTACCTACATTGGGAACAAAGTCGATGCAATAACGCATCTTATACCGAACAAAAGTTTTTGCCGTGTTACTTAAAAGAGGAAACACAGACTGAAGACCTGGTTGCACAGGAAAAGCGACAACAGAATATTGATCCGATCCTGTTTGTGCAATAACAGGGAAACATAATTCACGATTAGATACCGTGAAAGAAGAACCCGGAGCTTTGCGAAGACTAGGTGTCTTAGTGATCACTCGGGTACCAACTGCGTTAGGTGCAACATAATGTGCATAACGAGATTGAGATGAATAAGGTAAATGACGACGATGTGCTGGACGACGATAACGATGCATTTTATCTTGGATTTTTATTACTACCCAAGATAATATTTTTTACTTATTTTAAGTGCAAAAAATTAACGATGTAAAAATTGATTTATATAAGTTCTAGCTTCGGGTGGAAGTTCATGTTCGAACTCACCATATAATGAGGATGCTGCACCAGCAAGCATAGGATGTCTAGCAGCTTCTTCTTCGATTAAATTTTGTACTTGAGCCGCGACATTTGAAGCTATGTCTGTATATGGCATATTACTTACAGCATTATAAAGAGCCTGCGCTTCTTCGAATGCAGAAGGAGGAACTGGAGAAGGAGGTATATAAACACGAGGAGGAGGAGGACGAATACCATGATATCCACGAGGCATACGTTGAAGACCTGTACGTGACAAACGACCTTGACGAGGATTCATAACGGAGTTAATCTGTCGATGAGAACCACCCGGGCCAAAAGTCTGTCCTCTAACGGTTCGATAAATTGGCCGAGGAAGTCGAGTAGTAGAAAGTACACCGCGAGATACACGTCCTCGAGGACGACGATTATATTGTGCATTACGAGAATAACGTGATACAAGTTGAGGATTTGGTGCTGGAACACGAGTTACGATAGAAAGAGGATCGTATCCTATAAGATTAGTATTTCGACGACCGGAACGATTCATTGAAAAAGATGTTAAATATAATATTGCTATATATTTTATAGTGACTACAAGATAATATTTTGCACTTATTTCGAGTGCAAAAGTTTTGGGCCAGAAGTTTATTTTTTTTATATTTAAAAAGTATGGGCCATAAGTTAAAAAATAAAATGACCAGAGGTAGACCGAAAAAGAAAATTGAAATTGTTGGAATAACTGAAGCAGAAAAAAATATTGCTGCTTCCAGCTCTGAAATAATTGAAGAAAAAATTCCTGAAGATGGTGACAAAGTAGATAAAACAAAGCGCTTTCGTGGTTGGTGCTTTACGTACAACAATTGGACAGTGGAAGGACGTGAAAAACTCACCAAATGGTTTAAAAGCACAGGTATTGGAGTTTGGTACATCTTTGGTGAGGAAGTAGGTGATAAAACACACACTCCTCATTTACAAGGTGCAGTATACTTCAAAAACAAAAGATGTAGAAGCGGAATTAAGAAAGATTCAGACATAAAAGAAATTAGTTGGAGAGCAATGAACGGTACATGCGCTGACAGTAAAAGATACTGCTCCAAAGGATTACAATCAAAAGATGAATATAAAAAACATAAGGATAGTGGACCAAACTATGGATTAAAGGCTATAGTTGAAGAATGGGGTAAAATGCCTAAACAAGGTAAACGTGTTGATATTGAAAAGAAAAAAGATCAAATACTTGCAGGAGAAACTACTGTAAAAGAAATCGCAAAAAAAAATGCGATGGCATATCACCAACACGGTCGTACGTTTGAATATATTGAAAACATATACAGAAGTGAACTTAAACGCAAAGGTGACTGCAAGATCTTATGGGTATGGGGTCCATCAGGTACTGGAAAAAGTTACTGTGTTGAAAACTATTTAGACGAGAACGAATACTATACTCTTAATGTTAAAGACGGTGGTTTTTGGAATGGGTATGTTAATCAGAAAGTAGTAATGATTGAAGAATTCCGTGGTGGAATTGAATATGACGAGCTTCTCAGATTAGCAACTACCAAAAACCATACAGTAAAAATAAAAGGTAAGGACCCCATAAGATTTACTAGCGAAGTACTTGTCATAACAAGCCCTTTACATCCGAGGGATGTATATCACAATCGCCATGCGAAAGATAGTTTGGGTCAATTACTTCGCAGGGCGAAGATTGTAGAGACTACAGAGGGGGTATATTTAAATAAGAATTTTTATGAATTATTAGACGATGCCATAACCCCCAAAGACCCAAGAGACGAGTTCAGCCGAACATCATCTGAGAAGGCCAGAAGTGGTCAGGGTAATACTAGGCCTGACCATGGCCACCAACAAGTTGGCGGCCCATCTACTTCTTGTCCTCAAAAAGTTGAACCACCGTTGTTTTGCAACTTAGAAAAAATTAATGAACTGGTATACGAGGTCAAAGACCTAACAGACGAAGAATGGGAATATTTATCTTATAGACGAAAATTACTTATGATGCGCTAAGGCGCATCAAGTCGCTACGGCGCGCATTCGCGACGCCGTACCGACACACTATAATTATTGCCCCGGCAAGCCGGGTGTCTACACGCCCAAACAGGTCGTGGCGCCCACGGGGCGCACGCCTGCTTTGGTCATGTA